TTCGGAGTCAGCGTACGCGTCTCACAGATTCTTTGTGAGCAGTCCGTAAAACTCCCTTCGTTCGCTTTCCAAGGTGTAGAAGCGATTACCGATGATGAGGACAGTGTTGTTGATGAATAAAATATTCATCCATTATATATGGACTTGAGTATAATCAAATTGATAGGTCAGGGCGAATATGGTAAAGTGTACAAAGCTAAAAATAAAAACGGGCGCATCGTAGTCATAAAAAATTCTGGTAGTAACTTGCGGTCCGAGCGCAACATAGCTAAAATATTGAGTGCGTTTAATGTTCCAGCTGTATACGGGTATCGAGAGTTGTTGATTTCTGAATTTATCGACGGTGTTACTTTTGATGAGTATATAAATACACGTGGTAAGGATACAAGGGCTTTGGTTCATAAAGTTATTACCAATCTTGAAAAAATACATAAAAAGATACCAACGTTCAGACATCACGATCTTCATCTACACAATGTTATGGTGATGAAGGGTAAGGATGTAAAGTTGATGGATTTCGGACTAGCGACTTTGCAGGGGGTTAATAACCCTAACATCAAAACGTTTAAACAAAATTGGGGTGTATTTCCCGAATCGCATCACATGTACGACGCGCATCTATTTTTGAATTCTTTATATGGCAAAGGTGTCATGAGAAGAGCCATAGAATCGCTCTTACCGAAAGAATATCTCACAGAAAATAGCGATCGCGTCAAAAATTTCCGACTTCGTAGTGATGTGAATCACGACGAATTTCTCGGAAAGTTTACTTATAAAAATATACTCACCGCTACCAGCGTCATCAATAGCATCACCAGCGGGAAGAAGCCTCCCCCGTCAGTCAAACCCAAGACTCCCATCAACAAAAATAAAGCGAAAAAGAATGCATTGGCCTTTTTAACCGCTCAGAAGAAGACGTCAACGACCCTGAAGAAACCAGGAATCGCGAAATCTAAAAATAGGCTCACCGTGACGAGCATCACTCCAGCCAACAAGAAACCCGGACTCACGAGATCGAAAAATCTTCCGCTCACGAGAAATAATGTTGGTAAGTAATAATGATTGCGTTCGTTATTTTGCTGATTATTAACTTCATGATTTTCCAGGGTATTGGCTCTCCTTCTCCCGGAGCCGGAGCCGGAGCCGGAGCCGGAGCCGGAGCCGGTAAGTGGACTGTTTACGGCACCATGGGTTGTGGATGGACTCGTAAGCAGTTGGAATACATGGACGAAAAGGGAATTCCTCACACTTTCGTCGACTGCGATAAAGAAACGTGTGATGATATGGAGGCGTTTCCTACGTTGGTTGGACCTGATGGTGCAAAGTCTGTCGGTTTTAAACAAGTTTAGATGCCCCTGATCACTACGAGTGCTATCGAAAGAAGCAACGCGTCTAAAAACGTGTCGATGGGTTTCAATACGGTGATGTGTTTGACGAGTGAATTATTCCACGTGAATCGTAAGATGAATGTGGAAATTAATATCACCAACATGAATATTAAAATTTCGGTGATCGCGTCGGAAGAGTTCTTAGTTTTGCTGAGTTCTTTAATCATTATAATACATGTGAACATTTTTTTTCTGATGTATTGTAATGAATAAGAAGCCACCCACGAACGGGTCTGAGCATGTTTTCACTATGAGAAAATGGAATGGAAAAGAAGGCATAAACAATAATAACTGTTATGCGTATGCTGTTAACGATTACGAGTCTTATAGAAGATGGAAATCACAGCCTGGTGAGCGAACCAACGTTAATAACACCAGCCGTTATAATGAAAACAAGTGTGGAAAATTAACCAAATTAGTCACTAGTGACAATCCTAAAAAGGTTTACGCCACCAAGGCCTGTACTAAATGCAAACCGGGATTCTATAAAATCATGATGTTCATCGCCAAATGTAAAAAGAACAACGCCTTATGTCAAGGTGATTTTCATTTTTACAAACAACATAGCGTGACTGAATATAAAGTGAAGAAGGGTGATACGCATGAAAGTATCGCGCGTTTTTTCAAAGTTCCTGTTTTACGTATAAAGAGAGCTTCTAAAGAATTGAAACCTGGTAAGATTATTATTTTCAAAGCCGACTTTTTCAGTCACAAGAGAGGTTGGTCTACCGGTCCCCTAATCGTAGGAGCCAATGGAAAACTCATCACCGACCCGCGTAAAATTTCGAGGGATTATGCGGGTGTAAATTACGACACGTACTGTAGTTCATTCTGTGTCAAGAACAAGGGGGTCAATGTCGGTCATACTCACCCCAAAATCCGAAAGAAGACTGTCTAAATCAAATAAAGTATGAACATCGAACATTACATCCAACACGTCTAGTGCGAAAATACTATCGACCGAGACCGTATCCGAAGTTTCATTTACCAAGTTGTGAACTACTATTTGAACTTTGTAGTTGCTTCCATCGAAAATTTTTCTACATACTGGACATTTTAAGTTGCCTCTTTGTTTCCAGGATTCTATGCAGTGAGAGTGGAAAAGATGACCGCACCTGATGGGAGTGTTTTGTCTCGTCTCCCTCACTGGATCGAGGCAGATGGCGCACGTAGACATTCCTATTCGTATATTTCGATAATTAATTTATACATTTCACTCAATAAGTTTTAGATAGATTGAGGGTAGAATGACACACTCCACACGGTGCGTCGCCGTTCGACACGTTTTCGAGAACGGTCGTACCCTTCTCTTGAAGGAGTTTACGGAAGGAGTAATTATCCTCATATTTGATCCCGTTTTTAGACATGATAAAATCGTTATAAAGCATGGAAGAGTTGTTGATCGTAAAACAGCGACCATCAGCCATACCAATTCTCTGAGACATTTATAGTACAATCAGAAAATAATTTTATTGTTTGCTATCGTTTGAGACCACGAATTTATCCCCAAACGCTTTATCTTTTTCACCACGTCGGTTATTTCGTATCCGGAAAACACATCGAACGTGTCCTTGAGTTCGGCTTTAGACACGCGAATTTCGGGGCATGTATTTATGTGATGATTTATGATGTTGTACGCGAACACAATCTCTTTGAGTGTCTCCGCGCCGGTGATGATTATTTTACCCGTGCTGAAAATACTGGACGTGATCTCCTTCATATCCTCCGCCGGTTTGAACTTCACCTTCACGGCGGAGTATCTGTCGGGTTCGAATGACACCTTGAAGATATCGGAGTATTTATCGAAATGTTCGGTTGTTTTTATGAGGTTTATGTTGTAGTTCAGACTAAAGTTTGAATTTATCATCACCACACGGAAGGAGTTAACTGGTGGAACCACGGTATTATCAAACTTCTTCAGTATGTGTTCCAGACTGGTGATGACATGTTTGCAGTTGACGAGATCGTTGCATCCCGCGACCTGGATGCTACCATTCGGAAAGATCTTTACAGATTTTGTGCTGTAACAATCGTCGTATGTCAGCGTGATTTGATTATAAAATTTGGTCGGTTTGAGGCGCCACGTGATGCCCTTCGCGGATGTCGTGTTTTTGTGTAGCGTGATGCTGGATCTTTCAAACGCTTCGCGTATTTTCACTATATCGATGGGGTTTTCGAATGCCGAGACCATCGTTATAGTGGTTAACTTTATCCACGACGGTCTAATGTTTTCGGGAAACTTTTCCCGAAACTCATCCATAGTCAGTATGTAAGAGAACGTGTTGTTGATGATAGGAGGGAACATCTTTTGATATTCATTTAGTATGTTTTCGATGCACTTAGGCTTAAAATGTAAGCGACATACAAGTATATGCCTTGTCAAAAGTGTAGGAAAAAATGTGGCGTTCCGATAGACTGCAACTACTGCGATGGGTCTTACTGCACCGGTTGCATTCAACTAGAAGTTCACAAATGTTTGGGAATACAAAAGAAGATTGAAGAAGAATTGCATCATTTAGAGAAGAAAATCGAATACAAACCAGATGCCGTCTTTCCTTAATGAAGCACAAGTTTTAACTGATGAGCAACGCATAGAACTGAAATACACGAAATACGTCGACGGCAAAGGTTACGAAGATTTTTCGGACAGTTTCGAAACCCGGGCCGTTGGGAATTGGACGCGTATATCATCTTCTAAGGTGTCGATGCGTTATGAACAATTTTTGGATACCATGTTGGAAAAAACAACCGAAACTAGGAGAGTCATGGCTTTGATTGAGTTGGATAATGTCTTGTGTGAGAACAATAATATACATTCGATTTTAAGAATAATGAACGCGGTTAAGATTTTAG